CGTTTCATGTGCAAATCCGGCATTGCTTATCCTGTGACTTATGGCCTCAATGAAAAACTCGGCGTTTATGCCGAGTTGGGTAGTGTCTCCGGTCGCCTTAACTGTCACCCTGTCGGATATAATCCGGGTCAGGGCCTGGGTCATAAGGCTGTCGCTGCCGTGCGCCGCTATGGTCAGGTTTATAATGGGCAAAGGATCCTTATACCTGCTGACCAGGTAGTGCGTAAAGTCCCTTGCAACGCTTGTACTCGGTAGCCAGGGGCCGGGCAGTTGGTAAGTCCTCTCCCCGTATGCCGTCTGGGAGGCGGTGTTCTCATC